GCCTGATCGATGACCTGCTGCTGATACGGGTTCATGAAACCCTGCGTTTCCGCAGGATTAAAGCGTTGCGCCGCGCCTCCAAGTTGCCCAAGACCCTGTTGAAGGGCTTGCTGGGCAGCGGCAAACCCTGGCTGTTGTGCAGCCTGTGCGGCTTGCTGGGCAGCGGCGAACTGAGCCCCGACGCCTTGCTGAAGACCGGGTTGGAAAGCAGCGGCTTGCGCGGCCCGCGCGGCTTCCATGCCCGTGGCCTGTGCACGTTGAAAGCCCGGCTGCGCAGCGGCAAGCTGGGCTCGTTGAGCAGCGGTCAGGGCAGTTTGAACGCCTTGTTCAAACCCAGGCTGCTGTGAGGCCAGCGCTGCTTGTTGTGCTCCACCAAACAACGCCCCAATGCCTTGTTCAAACCCCGGCTGTTGCGCTGCTTGACGCGCTGCCTCAGCCCCTTGAAATGCCGCACTGACCCCAGTGTCAAACCCCGGCTGTCTGACTGCTCGAGCTCCTTGGGCCGCGCCTCCGTATAAAGTTTGAACGCCTTGCTGAAAGCCCGGTTGCCCCGCAGCCTGTTCTGCCATTTGAACAGCACGCTGCCCTTGCAAGCCCGCCAACCCAAACCCCGGCTGTTGCGCGGCCATCGCGGCCATGTCAGCCGCTGTTTGCCCAGTTGCCGTTGCGCCTAACAGGCGTTGCTGCGCTGCGGTAAAGTCAGAGGGCGCTGCAAGGCCAGCAGCTTGAGTTGCTGCACCCAACAACGCGCCTTGTTGCGCGAATCCCGGCTGCCGTGCAGCAAGCGCAGCCATCCGTGCAGCCTGCCCCGCCTGCCCAAGCCCCGCATAGGTGGCCGTTTCTGCGGCACCAAACTGTGGCTGCGCTGCTTCAGTTGCCGCCGCCGCACGGCCCAAGAGGGCTTGAGAGCCACCAAAATCAGCGCCTCCTGCGAGCGCCGCCATCTGCTGCGCTTGCGTAAGACCACCGAGGCCTTGCCCAATCGCCGCAGTCGCGGGGGCAAGATTGGCTTGGCTGGAAGCGGCTGCCATGTTCTGGGCCGTGGCCAGTGAGCCCAGGCCCGTGCCGATGTCTTGAAAAGCGCCGCCGAACCGGCCTGTGGTGTCCGAAGCTGCCGCACGCTGCGCTGCAACATCCAAATAACCGGGCACATATTGGCCGGTCGTAGGATCGGTATAGCCGGTGGCCGCTTGCAACTGCCCAAGGCCCGAGGTGATGCCGGCTGCTGCACCACCCGCTTGCTGTATCGCGCGTTGGGCGTCGGTGAACTGCGCACGGGTGTCGGCCCCGCGCAGGACGTCGGCCGCCTCTCCGGTGGTCGTAAACGCGCCGCCAAGCGCTTGATTGGCGGCGGTCAAGTAAGGATTGAAAGCTCCAATGCCCGTGTTATAGGCCGCTTGGATGGCGGCCGTTTGCCCGGGTTGGAAACCTGCAACTTGATACTGCGGCAGTTGCTGTGACAGAGGCGTTCTATCTACATTGAACGCTAGGTTCTGAGCTTCTTGTAAAAGCTTTAGCTTATACGCCTCAATTTCTGGGGCTTCTCGGACAATCTGTTGGGTAGTAGTGTCAGCCATTTATTTCCCCTTGACCTGTCCGCCCTCGAGCATCTTCATGAGCTTGTACATTCGTGCCGCGCCTTTCCGTCGACTGCCCCCACCTGCATTCCGAACCGCTTTAGCCGTAAAGACAAACTCGCCATCCGACAACATTGCTGGGATCGAATCGGAGGTACCAGTGCCCGGGCCGTTGATCGGACCTGTTTTACGGGGAAACTCTTCCATCCGCATCTCGCCGCCCTTGGCACGGCCTTGAGGTTGACCATAAATGAGCGGGATGCCGTAGAGACCGGCGACGTTATAGGGCTGGGCGATGCCCCCGGAGGCCTGTGTGATCCCGGTGGGCAGGACCACCGGAATGCCTCCAACAGGAGCCCTTGCATACTCAGGCGTTTGCATCGAGGGAGGAGGAGGCATGATGGGATTGTCCAAGCCCCCACGGAACATCTCTGGATTTTCGCGCATGTAATCCAACCCCGTGCGCTGCCTGTCAAACAGCGGGTTAGGATTAGACGGAGTACTCTTCATTGCTCCGCTGGCGGCTGCCACAGCAGTTCCCGCCAAGGCCAAAGGCGCATACCTACGAAGAAGCCCTGCATCAGCAGGCAATCCAGGTCGATTGGGTGACAGGTATTCACCGTAGATATCCTTGGCCCCCTGTATCGCGCGGTCGATGATCCCAGGCTGTCCGCCCCCCGTAGCAGCGGACATAGCCGCGCGGGGTGTCAAGCTGTAGTTTGATGTAGCACCTGCTCCACCCGCTGCCCGCGACAGATCGGCCGCCGTAAAGGTTGGAGGCGCGATCCCCATGCTGGGGGCCATAGCCTCCGGAGCAAGACTGTAGTTGGTAGTCGGAGCTGCGCCGCCTGCGGCAGCACCGAAGTCCTGCGCTCCAAACGAGGGTGCTTGGAAGCCTTGCGTCGATCCCGGCACAAGGCCCTGACCGCCGCCCATGCCAGACGAAGGCATGCGTGCAAGAAGATCGGCAGCAGTCCCTGTTCCTCCTGTTGTGCCTACGGCTCCTGGAGCCGCGACCGCTTGTGCAAGAGGACTTTGCGATGTAGGGGCTGGAGCAGCCCCAGGGAGTTCCCCAGTGCCGATCGCAGCCTCTTGAGAAGGTGAAATCTTGTTTATTTCGCTTAAATTCGGGCTGACTGCTTGTAATCCTCCCGATACAAGCCCTGACAGAGCGCCCATTCTGAGCGCTTCTGCCGGCTTCATGCCCAGGGCTAGGCCTGCCCCCGCGCCCAGTGCACCAGTAGTCAGCCCTGTGTTCAATGCCGATCCGGCTGCGCCGGGCAAAAACTCTCCTACAGCTTTCAATGGACTGCCGAGACCGCCAAAATCGCCGCCGCCTCCGATGTAGCCCATGGCCCCCGAAATTAACGCCTCTTTGAGCGTGCCGCCGCCTGCCAAAGTTACTGCGCCTGCTGACAGCGCCGCCGTCCCGGCGGTTCCAAGCGTCATGCCAATGGCCGTTGGCCCGAGGACCGTGGCCAGTGCGATGGTGCCCAAGATCCGACCAACAGGAGACTTGAGCACTTCTTTAACGCCATTGACGACGCCCTTTACGACGTTGCCAATAGCTCTAAAGGCCTTTTTCAGAAAGAACTCAGGCAGCCCCGTCTCAGGATTGATCGTCCCAGAACCTCCCATGCGCTTGAGCATCGTCGCCTCTTCAGGCGTGATGTGAGCCAGCATGGTGTCGCCGTTGCGGCCTTTGGAGGCAAGATACTGGGCCATGTCGGCCAGACCGCCCTGGGCCATGGCCAGTGGCGCGGGTTCCGCGACCGGCGGACCCTGCTCCATGACGGCAGCAGCACCTTCGGTCTGCATCATCCGCAGCTCGTTCAAAGCAACGAGGATCGCGCCGATGAAGGTCGGATCGTATTCTTCGGGCATGTCGCCCTCGTCTACGATCCCCTGGCTGACGAGTTGCTGGACCAGTTGTCGGTACTGGTCAGGGCGCTGCGACATGTACTCAAACATCTCAACCACCACGCCCAATTCGGCGGGGGTGAGCTGGAGTTCTGACAAGTTCTGACGGACGGATTCTTTGAGCGCGGCAAGCGCTTGAGGGTCGACCATGCTCGCAGCCGTAGAGGCTGCGTCATAAGAATCGGCGCTGGAAACCGTCATCGGGCTCTGAGCGCCGCCGTCTTGCATGGCACTTGCCCCGGGCAACGCCATGATGCCTTCATTTTCCATGACAATCCTTTCCGTGACAGGCTGATAGCCCTGTAGAGGGCCGCGCGCCGGGAAAGGACGCGAATTGCCCCCTATTATGACTGTTCACTCTAGGTCCTGTCCATCTCTAGGTACGATAGGTAAAAATGCACCCCGGCAATGCTCGAGGTGACCTTTAAGGTGTCACCTGCCTCTAGCACACAGGGGATGCCACTGAACACATCAAAAGTCGTGTTCACTGTCAAAGATCGATCCTTTTGCAGGTAATAGGTGGTCCCTGTGCCTGTGTGGGTCACCGTGATGGCCGCAACGCCTGAGCCTACGTTGGTCACCCGCAAAGACCGCACGACTGCCGAGTTGGCTGCTGGAACCTCATACAGATCCGTAGCGGTGGCCGCAGACGGGATGAGGACCTTACGGAAATATTTGTTGGCCATCAGTGTCTCACTGCGTCAAATCATAAAAAGAGAGCGACCCCACGGCATCGCCCGTGGTCGCGCCAGAGACAGTGCGAATAGCCACCGTGTAGATGTCGCTCGTACCAGAAATCGAGGCGCCCAATTGCAAATCAAAGTTGTATGCGCTGGGTAGCGAGGTGTTGGACACCCCGGAAGAGCCCGATGCCGTAACGTAGTCGGTCTGAACGATGGAGCCGCCGGTTGTAGCACTGGCTGATACGTCGTACTCCACATTTGAATCGGTAGGCACGGCAGTCCATGAGGCCCCCGTCAAAGTCGGGTTCTTGACTAACGCCACTTCGTAGTTTTGGCTGGTGGTCGGCAGCACTTGAACACGATTCGGCAACACAACTGCTCCAGTTCGACCTGAAGCGAGACGAATTGAAACCAACGGTAAAAAGGTATTGCCGATCGTCCCTAGAACAGAGGTTCGTCGCGCCACATGATCAATCGACGTTTGCTCAAACCCGCCCTCAGAAACTACCGAGCAGCAAATTGACTTCATTGACGCCGCAACTGCCGCCGTAGCGGATACGATTTCATATCGCACCGGCAAAATGGCTGTGGTCATGTAGACCGAACTACCATAACTGTTGGCGGTATTGAAGGTGTGGCAAACAATGTACTGGCCGTCGATGATGAATCCGCAGCGAACAGAACCCACCCCTAGCCACTCAAAGTCCATCCACAAAATCTGAGGTTTAGTCAGATCCAACGTCAGACCACTGGCCCCTGTTCCATTCAACTTGTCGCCGTTCCAATCCGCTTGGTTCGCGAACCGCGCATCAGACGCCGTGCCGGAGGTGTAGGTGCGCATGACAAACGACAGCGTGGAGCCGTTCTTCTTGAAAAATACGCCGTTTTGAGCATTGAAGTACCCCACCTGCTGCGTGAGATTGGCGCTAGTACTGCTATCCATAACAAAGGTAGCAAGAACTAACAAACCTTTGCCCGGCTGATAAGGGAACGAGCGGTACGACTGACGGATCACGGACCCAACCCCAGCGCCTGTAACTTCCATCTTGACGGCAGCTTCATTGGACAAAAATGTCGTGCTCCCCGTGCCGGTTGTCGATACATCAAACTGATTGTCGGCTGCGTAGCGGTTCTGGCTATCAAACAGGGTATAGGGCTGACTAGTCCTCAGCCTTCCAAACGCATCTACGTTAGTCCCGCCAATTGAGATGGGTACTGCCAAGCCGGTTGTGTCCATGAAACCTCCGCCATCTCCGTACCAAGCGTATGCCGAGTCCTTGTCTTCAGTGACGATCGGAGAATAGGTGTTATTGAGCTGAAAGATGACCTGCTCAAGCGAACGCACCAGTTGGTTGAACTGCTCCGGGCTGTACGCCTGCGTGGCTGCGTTGGGCAGACGAACGTTATTGATTTTGCTCATCGTAGGCCATCAGGCTGCACATCGACACGCATCGTGCCAAAGCGCCAATTCGTGTCGATATCCGTGCTCTCAATGCGAAGCTGGATCTGCCTTCCACGAGCTCGCGTATCTACCTTTTGAGTGGTCGGGTCTATGACATATGGATCCAAAGAACTGGGCGTCGCGCTGGCCTGCGGGAACGGCCTCAACAAAAGGCGCACGGTCAAATTGCCCTGCTGGTTCTTGAAGTCCGGAATGAAGCGACTCATGAAGAGCATGTTGTCGCCGTCACCAATGTCAAAGTAGCCCGAGTAAATGTAGGCAGAGATCGGATTGCCGTCGCCGTTTACGCCATCTTCTTGGTTGAACAAGACACACCGACCCGGCGTGAGGCCGTAGATCGTGGTCAACGGAGCGGCCGTACTGTCTGGGTCGTACTTTGACGCCAGAGGCTTTTCAAATGCGCCAACGTCCGTCCATGCCGTCCGATCCATCGTGCCCACGGACCAGACGTTCTCAAGGTAGTTGTAGGTCACAAAACGGTCGATGTAATCGCTCGTAAACGAGCAATAAAACCACGTAACCTCGTTGAACTGCGTGTTGATGCCCGCAAAGATCTTCTGTCCTTGAACGATGTTAAGGTCCTTGAACACATAGTCTTGTACCGTGCAAGGGAGCTTTTTAACCGTGCCGTCAAAGACAAAGAAAGCGTCCTTGCTCATCCAATACGCGACGCCATTGACGTCCACTGCCGCATGCGGGCCAAGACAGCCACAGTTCGCGCCGAGCTGTTGAAATCCAAACGTATAAGGCGGTCCAAGGTACTGTTGGCCGTGCAACGCAGTATCTGTCCAGATTAGGATTTGACCCCGTGATCGCACCGCAGTGATAATTTCATTTCCGTCCGTGAGCCGTTGTCCGCCGGCCGTGTTCGTCGCGGTGGCAACAAATTCGTTGATGTCCTCTTGCGCAGAAAAGCGCACGAGCAACGGATCAAGCGACGTCGGATCACCGAGCGTGGACTCCGTGCCAAAGCAGACCAAATGCCTGTCTGGCGTCGAAATCAAAGCAAAGCGACTGCGCGTTGGAGCACCTGCAATGGCGGTGGCTCGAACAGCCAAGCCCGAAGTGGGGTTCCACTGGTAGATTCCTCCATCTACGTTCTGGAGGATCAAAAGGCTTCCGTAGTTATCGAACTGCCAGACTTGAGATAGCAATTGCAAACTGGCAGATGGCGGACGCGGTGTTCCCCAAGACGATAATCCCCACGTCCCAATGCCCCAGCCATAGTCAATAAAGCTTTTGTCCGAACCTACGTTGATCTGATAAGCAGCGTTAGCCGAGCCTGCCGCCGTGGCAGTGCCCGTTGCCTGAACAGGGGAGACGATTCGGTACTTGTTGGCGTTGATGACCTCAAGCACCTCAAATTCGTTGTTCAAACTGGCGTTTGGTATCCCGCCAGGATCGCCTGAAGCGCTCGAAAATGTAACAAAATCGCCTTTGATCGCTCCATGCGCGGTGTCATTGACAAACACCGTAGTCGAGCCGTTCGTCGTATCAAAGGTGACCGTCCCGGTAGCGCGGATCGGAGTAATGTCCCCCCAGTTGCCTCCGTAGTAGGCATACACCTTTCGATTGGTGCCCAAAACGGCATACGGAGCACCGTTCAACGCCAGCCACGTGAACAGCCCCGTCGCCGCCCCAACAAAGTACACCTCGGAGTTGTCGAACTTCGTCCAGCCGCCCATCTTCTCCGGCAGCCCATAACGAAAACGAACGTAATCGCTGTCGACCCAGCCCCCTTCCGCCCCGTATTCGGTATTCTGCTTGTCTACCCCGGGCTTCAAAAACAATCGCAGCAACGCCATCGTCGTTCCTTACTTCACCGGACCGCCTACAAGCCATGCATCACACGTCCGATCAGCGGCACACTTGAAGTCAAAGAGTTCACAGTAACCAAGGTTCGCGGACCGCGAGACATCCTCCGCGTAGCTCTCCTCCGCAGGCTCTTCCCCGCGAATGCCATCATTGATGCACTTCAGCATGGCAGGCGTTTGGATGAACGCGCTACAGTTGCCACAGAGCGCTTTTTTCGCCTCACGGACCGTGGTGTCCCACATCGCAGCCTTCTTGTCCCAAAACGCCCTGGACTCAGACTCCGGGTTCAACGGACCATAGCCGTACTCTTTGATGGCGTGGTTCCGATTTTTAAGGTTGACGTGGATGTCTACCGTGGCAATCGGACAGGCCTTCATCGGCCGTTGGGCCGCGTTCCGGAGCTCTTCGGCAATGCGCCGCTTCTGTACGGTAGCCATGCTACTTCTTCCGCGCCGCCCGCATGTTGTCTACGAGGTTCGGATAAGGACGCCCCGCTGCCTTGGCCATCTTCTTGGCGGCCGCCTTCTTGGCAGGGGTCAAGGCCTTGGGCTTACCGAGCCCTTTTGGCCTACTCTTTTCCCAAACGGGCTTGGCTTTCATGGAAAATTCCTTACATCGTAGCCCCGGCAGCGGCCGGGACCGTGGTGATCTGGATGGCTACAGACCGTTTGAGGTTGAGCGGTTTTCCACAATCGGAACAGGCATCTGCCTCAAGCTCTGCCTGATCGAGATCATAGCCGCAATGGCCACAAACGGCCTCGATTTCATGAGCGGGCTCGATGCTGCCATCGGCCAAAAGGCGGGAAGGTAGGGAAAGGCGCATGGGATCACTCCATTAAGTACAAGGCTCGTTCATCTTCCCGACGCACGGTTAGCCCTGGCAGCACTTTACCGGCTGCCTTGTTCCACTTCAAGAACTCATTGGCTGCTCCTGCGTAATCGCCTCGATTGTGCTTCTGACGCAGGGTAGAGTTTTGAAGGTTGCCTAGTCCAAGGTTGAAAGCGAAGCTAACGAGTGCCAGATGGCGACTGCTAAGAGGCTCCACAGTACATAGTCGGAGTACCCCCGGAAGAAACCGCTGAAGATCTTCTTGAAGTAGCGCATCAACCTCTTCCTCCGTTATTTTTCGATCCCAACCGGCCGGTATAGGGAGGTCCAGTCGTTGATCAAACGGAACGCGCAGGTGAGAAGGATCGATGACGTGACCGACACCGATAGTCCACAAACGAGCAGGGCAGCGATAGGGGTAATAGCGAACTCCTTCGTGATGCCTGAGCATGGAAAGAAGTTTTTTCACTTCTTGCTAAACGCCTGAGAGCCAAACCAAAACGAGATGACCGACGCCCAGATGATCTGTGTGTCCGCGTCCCACAGCTTGGAGATCACCACATCAAAAGGCGTTCCCAGGTGCCACGCGTAAGCCGCACCAAAGGCGTTGATGAAGCAAAGCAGGCCAAACATGCCATAGGTGATCGCAGGACGGACCATGGCCCGAGCGTTGATAACCCAGCGGCTTGCACCTTCGCCAATCGCAATGTCGTGCGCGTAGAGCGCCTGTTTTTCTTGAAGGGCAATCTGCTGCGTGGAGACATCCGCTTGGATCTGGAGCTGATGCGTGTGGATCTCTTCGACCCTGGCCTGAGCCTCAAACCCAGCCCTGCGCATCTCCAGCTCTCGCTGGATCTGCATGTGCGCCAAGGCAAGCTCATGCTTCTTGTCGGCCCGGTCTTGGAAGAACTCTAGGAACTTTGGCAATCCTCCGGCCAAGAACGAGAGCAGTGTGGTCAGCAAGGTAATCATCGGCACTCCCTATTTTTGCGTTGTGATGATGTCTTCGCCCTTGGTCACCGTCACCCTGCCTTCAGTGACATCAACCTTCATAGACGGCTCTTTACGGTCCAGTCGGTCTAGCTTATCAATCAGGCTCTTGATCACCTCAAACTCGGGCTTCTCCTGCTTAGGATTGGCCCCGGCGATTCCGTTCAACATGGAGATCAAAGCCGTCAAAGCAGCACCGAGCAGTCCCATCACCGCCGCAATCTTCTCGTTCTCGAGGACGATAGACGCCCCAACTCCGATCACAACAATCAGGGTGATATAGAACAGACCTTGCTTGCCGATCGCCTTGCCGGCCACATCCTTAGCCGACGAATGCGCCTCGAGGCGGTTTAGTTCCGCCTCCGCCTGCGCCTTGAGCATCCGTATTTCGTTACGCATGATCACATTGGCATGAACACTAAGAACAATCCGCCTGTTGTAACCACAGGGGCCGGAGCAACATCAAAGTACCACCCAAGCGATCCATTATTTGTTGAATTAGTCCCCGCATACCAAGTCGTATCAAGGGAGTACGCCCGAAGCCCTGTGATCGTCAGATAGTCAACGTTAGGCTTTGTAGAACCTGTCAAGACCAGAGTCCCCGGAGAGCTTGCAGACGTTCCAGAGAACGTTAAGACCTTGCCAGACAAGCCCGTGCCGGTGAACTGAGACACCCGTTGACTCGTGCTGCCAATCGTTATCGCCGTGGCACCCGTTGCGCTGTAGGTGTTAGTAATGTCTTTGAAGGTGTTGTTGCCAGAAATCGTAAGGGTGCCAGCCCCGCCTTGGTTAAGCGTAATGTTGGTATACGAGGCACCGCCGCCCGAAAAGGTTTTAGCGGAGCCAGAGGTTAGGCTAATCGTGCCTGTACCGGTGACGGTGAGATTTGTTGTTACTGAGGTATCCCAAGGGGTGCTAGTACCATTAATCGTCCAGGTTCCGGACCCAATGTTAATTGTCCGTGTAGTACTGCCTGACCCCGAATAGCTACTATTATTCCCTGACAACGTTACATTATACGTTGATGCGTCAAATGTTCCCCTTAGATGAACAAAATATCCACTTGATGCAGTAATAGTGAACGCATCTTGTAATGTAACTGTTCCCCCAGGGGTATTAATTGTAAAAAATTGTGGGAACGCTTTTCCAGCACTAGTAATTGTTTGACTGCCTCGGCCACAAAATGTAATTGTTCCTGTTCCTGACAACGTCGTTCCGGTGCCATTAATCCAATTTCCGTAAATAGCTGGGGAATTTGCACCTACCGTTAATGTCATTGTATTGGCTGTCCTGGCCGACATATTGATGGTGCCAATGTTCCAGTTAGTATCAATCGTTATCGTCGCACCAGAACCGGGGCTGGTTGATTCAAAGATGCAGGTGTCTTGGGCCAGAGGGAAGTTGTCTACAGACGGAGAACCACCGCTCGATGTGGCCCAAGCCGTTGCAGACCAGTTGTTGTTTCCGGCGAGGTTCCAATACTTGTTCGCTGCCGCCGTAAACGTAATCCCGCTGTTCCCCTTGCAGTCCCCGATCCGCGTACCCGAAGCAGGAGCCGCAGCACCGGCAATGGTGATGTCGCGGAAGTCTACGTCGGTCATGCTGACGGCGGCGCAGGTCAGGGTGCGGGCCGTGCCGAGGGTATTGGAACGGACAAAGTGCCGCATCGTTGCGTTAGTGCCAGCGGAAAGGGTCAGAGTGCCGGTGACTGTTTGATTGGCGGATAGGGAGATGTTCTTGAGGCCAGCGGAGGTAATGCCGGTAACGGACAGGTTATTGAATGTGTTTGTGCCGTTGATGACAGGGGTGCCTGCGGTTGGAGCAGTAAAGGCGACGTTGTAGAAAGTTTTGCCATTGCCGGAAAATGCTGCATTACCTGCGGAACAATTTATCTGAGCAGTGCCTGCAACGACTGTTAAATTTGCTGCATTTGTCTCAATACTTCCAAAGTTAATTGCCGTACCGCCATCTATTGTTATTGTTCCAGAACCAAAATCAATGGTTCTAGAGTTTCCGTTATCACTGGCAATCGTATTAACAATCACGTTATATGTATCAAAATCAAATAATCCGTTTGTAATCGTTATGTTTGACGAGCCATTATTTAACGCACTTCCAAGCGTCCATTCACAACCAACGCCATTTACCACAATTGCAGACGCCAGTGACACACCATTCGTCGTCAGCGTTTTGCCTGACGTTGATCCAGTCAATGTGATTTGACCCGTATATGTTCTCGTCAGCCCCGTAGCAGGCAGCGTGATGTCGTCGTGAATAAAA